GGCAAGGGCTCTGAAGCTGCAGTGGTGCAGGATGAGCCAAAGCCTGGGGCAGATAGTGCCACACCCCCTCCCCCGGCAGGCGCGGAGCCTGCCAAGGGTCAAGGCAAAGGCAAGGGTAAAGGCAACCCTGTGCCAGGCCAGAACAAAGGCAAAGGTGGTGGAAAGGGGAAGGGCCGGGGCCTAGTACCGATGACAGTCGATCTAGCGAAGGCAGCTCTACTGGACTATCATTCCAGCTACCCCGCACTACACGATGCCAGATTGGTGGACCAGGCTAGGCTTGAATTCTGTGCGGAGTGGTCACAGGAAGTTACATGGGTGCATCAGGTGCCACGCATAGATGTATTGCAAGCCGAGTTAGTGGAGGATAGAGTGAACACTGTCTTCCTGGAGTGTGGAGTTGATGGCTACACCCACGCTTTGTCCACCGAGAATGCGGTGATGCGCCCTATAGGGGAATTCAACGGGAACAGGCAGACGCATGTCTGGACCCGAGTTGGGGTTGCATCGATAAACCGATTCTACAAGCACCAGTTCATCACCAAAAACTTCCAGGACTCGAAGAAGCGAAGGGAGTATGTGGCAGATGACAACACTGGTGTTTTGGGCGTGCTCCCATTCCCGAGCACCATGATGGGCGCAAGCGACGAAAACCCACCCCGAAGGGCTCACCCCTTCATCGTAGCTGCTGTAGAGCACGGGGTGATAGCACAAGCCCTCATGATCAGGGAAGCCCTGATGCATCACTTGGGGATCAGTGTGGAAGGGCTGGCTGAGCTCGACCACCTGACAGGACTCTGCACCCTCGAAATGAAGAAGAAGATCGAGGCCAGCACAAAAACGGAAAGGACGATGCTATACGACACCTACTTCATGGGGGTGCTGCATCTATCGAACGAAGAGATGGAGGAACGTACAGATTTGATGCTCCGCATGTGTATGAGTGTGCTAGAGCCCGAGGGCCAGAATGCGGCCTCGCCGCGGCGCAGTCACTTCCCGGATGAACACTTTGGGGATGATTTTGATTTGGCGTCAGCCGATGCAATGACCATTGCCAGGTTAGTTGCGATCAAACTCGCCATCAGGATCGCCCCAAGGTGGAGGGTACTGCTGCAGCAAGCGTTCGAACCTCTGTCCTGGAAGTGCAGGTTTGTTTCAATCCTGTGCCCCGGGGTCAGCCTGCCGACGATCACCAGGAGGACCAGGATGGCACTAGAGAGTCTAGTGGACCTCGAGGCCAAAGGCAGGGCCCGAAAACCCAAGCATGTGGCGAGGTATGACCCACATGATAGGGAGTTTTACATCACACTGCGCGGGTCACACCGGCTTGACACCGCAATGCCACTCATGGTCAGTACGGCAGCTGTAAGGGTTGAAGACCCCACGGATTTTGTCAACACTGACATTGAGGTGTGCACGTGTGCATCGTACCCTGATTGTCGCCATGGCACCGGGTGCTTAGTAGTGGATGGGATCCCCACCATCCATGAAGTGACCCAGGCTGCAGCACTGGTTTCGAGGACCCTGGGTAATGGGTATCGAACCATAGAGGTTGCAGGCCAGAGTTACAGTGTTAACACTGGCTATGGCAAGATCACTGGATGGGTTGAGAAGGGTGGCTTTACATCCTTTCGGGGCCTGAAGATTTTGATCACTGGGAAAAGTGTCATGCACCCTGCTTATGTGGTTGAGTACGGTGACATGAGGTACACTTCCTTCCCTGGGATGGCCCTGTATGTGCGTGAGAGAGTGGCGGAGATATTGGTCACCCAGACGATGTTCTCCACCATTCTGGGGATTGCACTAAAGTTGCTGTTCACAACTTTATTCCCCGCCATTGCAATACCCATCGCTGTGGGCGGAGCTGTAGTCGGGATGGTAGTCTGTAATGTGGGGCACCATATCCGATGCAAGAAGCCCGCAACAGAGCTTGTTGACTTTGCAATTGCAAGGCCTATGCTGACAGAGGCAGCCATGGAGTTGGCACCCGGTCAGGATGAGGCTGTAGCACTGGTAGCCAACAAGACGATGTTGCAAGGCCACGCAGGGCCAGTTATGGCGCAGATGCTGGCGAGAGTTTTGGATGTGCCAGCATCCCAGCCTCGATGCATGACCAATGTAGAAGATCTAGTCAGCATCGTCAATGACTCCAAGGGAGTCAGGTCTACACATGCGTTGTTCACGCATGCGTAGAGGCGCCAAAGACCGAAAATCGACCCAGGTGTGCACGTAGGTGGGTGTACACCTGGGAAGATGAGGTTAGGCTCGGATGAGAACGGTATGTTTCACAAGTACACGAAGAAGATCACTGGAGAGAAAATCTTGTGTATGTACTGTCAAGGGGTCAAGAAGGTCAGGAAGTCTGTATGCAGGGAGTGCAAGATCAAGATCGAAAAGCGCCAGTATGATGAGCGTGAGCGAGAGTTGATCAAGATGCACTTGGACTGCGTTCAGATCGGCATCAAGTACCCCCCCCCCATCGTGAGCTATGGTGATGATTTCCCGCTGCCAAATAACTTGGTTACGTATCCGGACGAAGCCTTATTCCCCAACTTCAAAGGGGAAAAGGTTGTGGAGCCAGGCTCGTGCGTCCAGGTATATAGGCTGAGCAAGATGCAGCAGCTAAGGCAGTCATACACCCCTCAATTGGTCTTGGCAGGTGTCGGAGTGGCTGGCTTCCCGATAGGGTGTTTGTCCACAGGATTGCAGTCCGGAATGGATGCGGTCAGGTGTAGAGCTGGACAGATACCTAATAAGAAGGTACTAGGGGAGGTCGTATTCTTCGAACCGGAGCAGAGTGTTTTTGACAGAGCACTCGCGCTCTTTGATGAACTGAGGACAGAATTTGGTGTTGAGGGCCAGACAACCCAAATGTCCGATGTGGAATGGCTGAAAACGCAACGCAGGGTTAGAGATTTAGAGAAGGCACTCGATGAAAATCGAGCTAACCCGCTGCCACCAATGGAGAATGCAGCATTCGTGAAGAGTGAGAAAAAGGGGCTCTTCAAGGTGACAGATATGTTTCAGACCAACCCCCTGGATGAGGCCAAGCCGAGGCTAATCCAAGGGTATCCTGACGCATGGTTGGCCTACGTGGGGCCATATGTGAAAACAGTTCAGCATAGGATCGAAGAAATGTTCAGTATGAAAGGCCCCCTGGCTTACGCTGGCGCGGCCAAGCCTGAAGAATTGTGTGCGTGGCTGCAGGAGAACGCAGCATTTGCTGATACACATTTCTACATCTGCATTGATTACAAGATGTTTGACTCAACACATTCCAAAATGTCGTTTGAGTTCGTCGAGGCAATCTATAGGAGGCTGGTGGTACCGACCGATAGGGAAGACGTCCGTGTGTCGGAAGCACTGGAGCAGATGCGTTGGCCAGAGGGGAAGTTATGCGGGAACCTCAGGTACAAGTCAGGCAAGTTTATGAATGGCTCTGGAAGGCCGGATACATCACTATTGAACATCGTTAACTCAATGTTCGCCCTGATACTGTCCATAACCTCGGTGCTGAGCGGCAAGCCAATACCCGAGCTATTGGTGTCAGACGTACGCGGGGCACTGGAAGCATCAAGGGTTGTAGCCTCCGGTGATGATTCGGTCTGTGTGGTACCAAAGGTCTACCGTGGGAGGGTGTTCACGGAAGACGACTGGAAGGTTATGGCTGCGCGAATTGGACAATTCGGCTTTATTGCTGAAGTAGAGCCTAGCCCCACGTTTACCCATATGGTGTTCCTTGGGCAGCGTGCGTACCCAGTTCAGGGGAAGGGTGGGCGTGTTGAATGGTACTGGGGGCCAACTATTGGCCGCAGGATCGTTAAGCACCACCACCTTCACCACTGCACCGGGGATCCAGTAGCGGTTTTGCACGGCATATGTGACATGGAGTACATATGCTATAGGCATGTCCCAGTCCTTTCTGATATGGCTGCTGTTTGTTTGAAGATATTACGCGGGCACAAGTTTACACACTTCTGTGATCCCGATGCGCAATACAAAACTCAGTTTGAAGGACCGGTGATGCAGAGCAGGGTGGATAGAAGCCACTGTGCCAATGACCGTGCAAAAACGCCTAGGTACGATGCATTAACCATGATGCATCTATCGGACGTTTACGAATGTGCTGTGGAGGATCTACAAGATTTGATTGACTATATTGGGTCCATTGAAAATCTTCCCACAATCGTGAACCACCCGATGCTCACAAAGATCTGCACCTATGACAACAGATAGAAGAGTCTAGGTGCAGACGCCGGAGCTGTATGGAGTGCATGGCAAAGGCCCCCCGGCAGCCGGCCCCTGCGTGTGATGGCCTCGCGCCTGATTGACAGGGGCCAGCTGGCTGCTGGTGTGCTAATGCATGACTCTCCGCCAGTCAAGGCACCACAAACTGTGTTTTTCAACACAATCAGACCGCCCATGAAGGAGAACAGGGCATCTGACCGTCCCATGAAAAAGAAGGGATACACCTAGGCAGTTAGGGCGTCCGTTGATGAGTG